GCAAATGAATTAAATTTAAATAGTGTAGAAACATACACAATGAACCAAGAGAAGGATGTTCCTATTGAAATGGCTATCTTGGATATTTCTCTTGGCAATACTGATTAAGCGTGGTACTGTGGTATATTATCAACAAACATTAAGGAGATAAATATGATGGCTGTACAGAAAGAGACTGCAATTATTTCAGGCAAAGCTTTTTGGACCAAGCTCAACCGTAAGGATGAGTATTCCGATAAGTACCAATTGGACGTAGGTGATCTTTCTGACAAGAGTAAGGAAGTCTTGACTTCTCATGGAGTTAAATTGAAGAATAAGAATGATGATAGAGGTGAGTTCATAACTGCCAGAACTCAATACCTCATTCCTGTCATTGACTCCGATAAGAAGATTATTGATCGAGATACTCTTATTGGTAATGGTAGTAGTGTCAGAGTGAAGGTTGACTTCAATAAGAATCATCCTTTTGCTGAGAAGTATGGTACGTCAATGTATCTCAAGAAGGTACAGGTGACTGAGTTAGTTGAGTATGGTAGAGATGAGTTTGACGACGACGACGACATGGTCTAGTCGTGATAGCAGGGCTTGTGATGAGCAATATTAATTTCGGAAACGCTCGTATGATCAAGAAGCATAGCGGGCGAGGGAGCGGGCAGCTATGCATATCTCTACATTAGTAAACGACATATATGATCGTGTTGCATCCAACAAGAAGGTCTCCAGAGAAAATCTGGAGTCTTTCTTGGAGGGTATTTCCAATGTTATCTTGCAACACCTAGAGGAAGAAAGGAATACATCCAGTGAAAAGAATATTAGAATGTCTTCAATCGGTAAGCCAGACCGTAAAATCTGGATGGAACTTAACGGTCCAAAGATTGAAAGATCGTATCAACCATCTACGCTCATCAAGTTCCTCTATGGTTCAATCATTGAAGAACTGGTTATCTTCCTTACGAAAGAGGCTGGTCACTCAGTACAGGAACCTCAGAAGCAATGCGAGCTTGAAGGAATAAAGGGGCATCTTGATTGCAAGATTGATGGAGAGGTGGTGGATATTAAATCTGCCAGTGATTTTGCCTTCAGAAAATTCAAGACAGGATCAATAGAGTATGATGATCCCTTTGGTTATATAGCACAGGTCAGTGCATATGTTGAAGCAGAAGGTAAAGATGTTGGATATCTTCTGGCAATGAATAAAGTTTCTGGTGAAATTGTTCTGCTTGAGCTTGATGACATGACATTGATCAATGCCACAGATCGTATTAAAGATGTCAAGAAGATAGCAGAGAGTTCAAGTATGCCAGACTTCTGTTACCTGCCAGAACCGGAAGGTAAATCGGGAAACATGAAGCTTGCCAGAGATTGTGTCTATTGTGATTATAAGTGGACTTGCTTCCCAGACACAAGAGTGTTCAGGTATCAGGAAGGATTTAAATATTTAACAACAGTGGAGAAAGAACCTAAAGTTCCAGAGATAACTGATAGTATGAGAGGATAAGATGTCTCATTTTGTAAGGCATGAGCCTTGCCCTGAGTGTGGCAGTAAAAATAATGTAGGAGTATATTCAAACGGATACAAAAAATGCTACAGTGAGGATTGTGGTTATACTGTGATATCAAATTCAAACTATGAGGAAAAAGAATATATTATGCCAGCAACAAAGGCCATAAGCACTGGTACTATCATGGCTATACCGGACAGAAGGATCGAAGAGGATACCTGTAGACGCTATGGAGCCATGCTCAATGGGACAAAGCACTTCTATCCTTACTACAACAGGGAAGGAGATCATATAGCCAATAAGGTCAGGAACACAGAGAACAAAACCTTCTTCTCTGAGGGTAACATCAAGGGTGCCATGCTGTTTGGACAGAAGTCCTTTCAGGAGGGTGGTAAGTATGTCACGATCTGTGAGGGGGAGATAGATGCCATGTCTGCCTATCAGCTAATGGGCAGCAAGTGGCCGGTGGTATCCATTCGTAATGGTGCAGCCGCTGCCACCAAAGATATTACAGATAACTATGACTTCCTCACATCCTTTGAGAATATAGTTATTTGTTTTGATAATGATGATGCTGGTAGAAAGGCCACTGCCAGAGTGGCAGAGATGCTATCTCCCAAAGCAAAGGTGATGTCCCTCCAGTATAAAGATGCCAATGAGTATCTTCTCAACAATAAGAAGAATCAATTTGTGCAGGACTGGTGGGCTGCAAAGACCTACACACCAGAAGGTATTATATCCGGCAACGATATGTGGGATACAATTATTGAAGGGGCCACAGAGGCGGCTATCAATTATCCCTATCAGGGTCTACAGGATTTGACCTATGGTATTCGTATGGGAGAACTTGTAACTGTCACGGCAGGTTCTGGTCTGGGTAAGTCTCAGTTCCTGAGAGAGCTTGTCTATCATGTCTTCAAGAATACCAATGACAACATAGGCATGATGTTCATGGAGGAGTCAGTGAAGAGAAGTGGTCTGGCCTTCATGAGTCTGGAAGCCAACAAATGTCTGCACCTGCCAGCAGAATTCTCATCTGTTAATGATGAAGACCTACGGAAATACTTTGATAATACATTGGGCACTGGAAGGCTGTTCTTCTATGATCACTTTGGTTCCAATGCTATCGACTCTATCTTGAACAGGATTAGGTACTTTGCCAAAGCCTTGAACTGTAAGTATGTGGTACTGGATCATATAAGTATCATTGTGTCAGATCAGAATGTGGCTGATGAGAGACGTGCCATTGATGAGATCATGACCAAGATGCGTACTGTTGTACAAGAACTTGACATTGCCTTGCTTATTGTATCTCATCTTCGCAGACCTACCGGTACAGGGCATGAAGAGGGGTCTGCCACATCCCTCTCTCAACTCAGAGGCTCTGCCAGTATAGGTCAGCTATCCGATATCGTCATTGGTCTGGAAAGAAATGGACAGCATGAGGATGAGATCGAGAGACATACAACCACAGTACGAGTCATCAAGAACAGGTTCTCTGGTTTGACAGGACCAGCCTGTAGAGTATACTATGGTCGTGAATCGGGCAGACTAACAGAGGTTCATGAAGAGTTTGAAGAACTAGAATAATGCATTGGATTTATAAAAGAAAACCTTTCGTTCCTGACACCAATACTAAATTTGGTTTTGTATACAAGATAACAAATAAGAAAACCAAGAAGTCCTATATAGGTTGCAAGCAATATTTTATTGGTATCAAGAAGAAAGCTCGCAAGCCTTCCGGTTGGGAAACATACACAAGTTCTTCCAAACATCTCAATTCTGACATGGGAAAGATTGGAAAGAAGAATTTCACATTTCAAATTATAGGGGAGTATGAAAACAAAAGAAGTTTGAACTACTATGAATGCTTCTATCAGATGAAACTAAAAGTTCTCACATCTGTCATTGAAGGAACAGATGAACCTGCCTACTACAATAACTATGTGGGTGGTAAATTCTACAGACCAATAAGAGTAGAGGAATCATAATGCCAGTTGTCCTGCAACTGAGAGTTCATGAGAAAGACTTTGATCTGAATCCCAACGTCTGGTATATACAAACTATTCATGAGAAACAAAAACTACCTGAAAGAAACATAATTACAATACGCCATAAGAAATCTCTCACCACTCATTGGTCAGATTTAAACTTCGATGAGAATTCAGAAAAAATATTGGAGGATATAAATAAGATAGTTTCTCTCTTGACATCACGGGGTATAGTAGTGCTATCATTGGAAAAAGTAACTAGTGATCTTGCAGAAATGGAAGAACACTGTCCCAGAACAAAAGAGTTTCTTGAAAAGCAAGTGGAAAGGCTTATGAAATATGGCTATTAAACAAAAAGACTTTATGAAATTTCTTGGTATTCCAGATGAAGATTATGATCCCACTAAAAATCGTCTTGTTATTATGTTTGAAGAAGCCAAAAATTCAGAGGAATTCATAGTTCAAATATTTGACATTTCTGAAAATGAAACTAAACCTTCTCTCATTAAAGAACTGGGGTATG